ACAAACATTTAGTGGTAACTTTAGTGGTACATTAAATGGTGCTACACTAACAGGTAGTCAAGGTGTGGCGGCCAGTGCGGCAAAATTACAATCAGTTACTACATTACAGTTACAAGGTGATGTAACTAGTGATGGAGTAGAGTTTAACGGACAATCGTTAACTGGTACTCAACTGTTTACTACTAGTATTAATCAATCAATTATTACGAATAAGGTTGCAGCCACTGATTCTGTTCCTACTGACACATTCTTAGTCTATAGAAGTGGTACTGGATTAATCAGTATGACTAAGAGTACACTATTAAATCATGTGGCTACAGTTCCTGTTGGTTGTATATTCCCTTACGCAGGTCCTGTTAGTAATATTCCTAATGGTTATTTGTTATGTGATGGTAGTGAAGTTAGAATTAGTCAATATTCTGCTTTATTTGCAGTAGTACAATATACATATAAAGCACCCGGATTACTAGTTGGACAAAGTACATTTGGTTTACCTGACCTAAGAGGACGTTTCCCACTTGGTGCAGACAACATGAATAACGGTCTTGCTGTACCAAATAAAGACGGATCAGGCAATTTAATAACCGCAGGTGGCGGCGCAGCCAACAGAGTTACTGATGTAACGGCAGATACTGTAGGCGCAGGTGGTGGTAGCAATACAATTACACTAGCAACAGCTAACTTACCCGATCATAAACATAATCTTAATGACGGTGTACAACAGTTCTATGCAGTTGGAGCTCCAAATAGTGCTACAGACCCAAGTACAAACATTAGTTCAGGTAAGGGATTGACAACAACAGCACAAAGCGGTCAAGGATATGGATTGTCAGACAGTGGAAGTGTTGTTTCATCATCACATGCAACTCCAGTAGTAACAATGAATCCATACCAAACTATTAATTACATAATTTTCACTGGTGTACTATAATGAGTTATACAATACAATTAACAAACGGCAACACATTAACTGAATTAATTGATGGAACAATTAATCAAACAGCTACTGACCTTACTTTAATTGGTAAAAATGCCACAGGTTATGGATTGTACGTCAATGATAACTTCATTCACTTGTTAGAAAATTTTGCAAATACAAGTCAGCCTAACAATCCTATTGTTGGACAACTATGGTTCGATACTACTCAAAATAGATTAAAAGTTTATAACGGTAGTCAATTTGTTGTTAGTGGCGGTACACTAATTAGTGGTACAGTTCCAAGTAGTTTAACCACTGGGGATCTTTGGATTGACAGTGCAAACGGCCAATTATATTTTAATGACGGTGTTGAAAACATTCTAGCAGGTCCTATATACTCTTCTGCCCAAGGCCAAAGCGGTTTTATTGTAGATTCTATTATTGACACTAACAAACTTGCACATACAGTAACTTATTTGTATAACGGCGGAAATTTATTAGGAATATTTGCATCAGAAGCATTTACTCCTGCTAGTGCAATTGGTGGGTTTACTGGAAGTATTAGCATAGGATTTAATGTCAGTAGCTTAACAGGTGTTCAATTTAATGTTCCAGTACTAACTGCTAATAACTTGTTAGGACAAGATGGCGTTACATTGTTTAATTCTAGTAGTTTTGTAACAACATCTGGTAATAGTACAATTAGCGCAGGTACGTTAACAGTACAAAATAGTGCAGTTAACCCAGCTTTAATACTAGGTCCGGGCAGTAACAGTGAAATTAATGTTTCGCCAGTATTATTCCAGATACAATCAAATTCGTCAAATCAGAATTTTCAAATATCTACTTTAAATGGCAACGGTTTAAATTCTGCATTATATGTTAATGCACAAAACAACTTTGTTGGAATATTTACAGGTAGTCCTCAATATACATTAGATGTAGCTGGAACTATTAATAGTTCAGGAGCAATTACTACCGGTACTGGGTTAACAACCCCAACATTAAGTGTAACTTCTGCCGGAAATGCACCAGCTAATGCAAATAGTACTGGTACAAAAGGTCAAATTGTATGGGACGCCAACTACATATATGTATGTACTGCAACAAATACATGGCGTAGAGCAGCCTTAAGTAGCTGGTAATAACAGTTAAAATAATGATAAATACTCAAGAATAAGGAAACAGGAGCAATGGCATATACAATCAATCACTATAACGGGACGCTACTTGTAACAGTCGCTGACGGTACTGTTGATGCTACCACTGATTTAAAATTAGTTGGTAAAAATTACGCAGGTTACGGATCAATTCAGAACGAAAATTTTGTCTACTTGCTAGAAAATTTTGCTAATAGTACTGCTCCTGCTAGCCCATTAACCGGCCAAATTTGGTTTGATAGCGGCAACAGTAAATTGAAATTTTGGGACGGTAATCAATTCCGTACTACTGGCGGCGCTGAAATTGGATCAGTAGCACCAAGCGGCTTAACAATAGGCGATTTTTGGTTTGACACTACAACTAATCAGTTGTTTGCGTGGGGCGGAACTAGCTTTACTTTAATTGGACCACAAGCAGTTGCCGGTTCAGCTACTACTGAAATGTTAAGTACTAGTGTTAAAGACACATTTGGTACAAGTCATACTGTAATTGAAGCTATCGATAATGGCCAAACTATTTTTATTGTTAGTGCCGACAGTGCATTTACACTAGATAGTACTGTAAATCCTATTACTGGTTTTACACAAATACAGCAAGGTGTAACACTAGTTAATACAAACAATGGTTCACAACCTGGACAAACACAAAGTAGTCACAGATTCTGGGGTACAGCTACAAATGCTGATCGTTTAGGCGGTCAATTAGCTAGTAATTATGTTCAAGCAGGTAGCGCATCTTTTAGCACAGTTGTTAACTTTGCAGACGTTGGTTATACCGTTGGTAATCCTGTTGCACGTTTACGTGTGTTTAATAATAACAGTAGTACACCTACTATTCAAAACGAAAGCAACAATACTATTGTTTTCCAAACAACAAATAATGCAACAACACTAACTCCACTACAATTAGTTAACTCAGATGTATTACCAGGTGTAACTGCAACTAGTAATTTAGGTAATGGATCTTACTCTTGGTTAAGTGTAACCGCTACTAATTTTTACGGAACAGCTACTAATGCTAACAATTTAGTTATTGGTGGAACTGCTTATGCAGGCAGTGTATCAACAAGTCCAGGTACAGTTGTTGCTCGTGATGGTAGCGGTAATATTAATGCTAATACATTTAACGGTGCAAGTACAACAAGCTACTACGCTGACTTGGCAGAAAAATATCTAACAGATGTAGAATATTCACCAGGAACAGTAGTATGTGTTGGCGGATCAGCTGAAGTTACAGCCGCAACTTACGGAAGTAAACCAATTGGTGCTATCAGTACAAACCCAGCATATAAAATGAACTCTGCATTAGAAGGTGGTCAGTATGTAGCACTTAAAGGACGTATTCCAGTTAGAGTTGTTGGAGGATGTAGCAAAGGTGATCAAATGACCTCATATGGTCACGGAGTAGCTGTAAGTGTGAATGTTATGTTTAGCCCAGGTGATACAGTACCTATTTGTTTTGCTATTGCACTAGAAGATTGTGACGATAACAACGAAACACTAGTTGAATGCGTAATACTATAAAGTAGAAGTTAAAAAGGATAAAAAATGGCTGGACAAGGCACCCAAATACTTGCTAGTGACTTTAATGCAATACAGTCAATTATTGCTACAGTGTTAGGCTCTGGCTCAGGCACACTAGGATACGGACAAACAGTTACTAGTAGTCAAGTTGCTGTGGGACAAAAGATCACTGCGGCACAATGGATTGCATTAAGAAACGATTTGCTTGCGGCTAGACAACACCAAACTGGTAACAATGAAAGTGGAAATTTAACATTGCCTAATACAGGTATACTTGTTAAATATTCAGACTGGAATGCTTATTATCAATATGCACAACTTATACAAACTAACGCACTAGTTCAACCTCCAGCTGGACAAGCATCACTAGCTACACTATCTTCTTCTCAAAGAACAACTGCATGGAATGGTACAATTAACCATACTGTAACTCTTAATTTTGGAAGCAATGCCAATGCAAGATACTACTTTAATTCGGGTAGTAATATTCAGTTTAGCGCTAGCCTAACAAATATTCCAGTAGACGGTAGCCAGGCAAAAGGCAACGATTGGGCTACTTTACTAAGCAACATGGGTACTATTACTATGAGTTATAATAGTACCAGCACTACTGGATCTGGAACACCGGCAAGTAGTATTGGTTTTTATCAATTAACAACTAGCCCACAAACTTTGTTTACTAAAGCTACAAGCAGTCCTACATATACACCAAACCAATATGATATATATGGACAAGTAGACGGTACTGGTAGTATTGTTACATTTACAATTTCTTTCCAAGATTTATCTGGTCAACCAAATGCTCCATGGGGAACAGATGAAAACGTAGAAGGTACTTTAACAAGTACAGTTCAGGGCTACTATGCTTCTGGTTCAAACGTTACAGTTGGTGGATATACTCCAAGTGTAACTAGTTCAGGACCTTAATTACCTAATCCATTGACAAGATAATTAAAGTAGTATATTATCGTATACTACGGAGTTGTCTATGGATGAAAGAATTGAAAAAGCGTTTAGTGTTGCCAACTACATGTCAACACTATCTAATCAACGCAGAATAATATTAGAAGAATACAATCAAAAGTTGATATACTATATCAACGGTGCCACCTTCAAAATTAGTCCTGAACTAATTAATTTTACCAAAACAGTTTTGGATATGGGTCATACAGAAGATGTGGCATTCTTAGATTCAAATAATTTCCCTGTTATTATCAACGATGTCCAAAAGTTTTTCGATGATATCTCACTGATATACTTTGAGTCAACTAACGACTATGCAGTTAAATATGCAGAATTAAGAAGTAAACGAAAAATTTCAGATATAGTTGAACTATGACAACAGGCGCAGTAATTTTTGCACAAAATAATTCATCTATCGATTATATAAAACTAGCGATTTTTGCGGCTAGTAAAATACACGAGCATTTAGAAATTCCTGTAAGCATAGCTACAGACAGCAAAGATTATTTGTTAAATGCATTTCCTGATCATAAATTTGATCAAATAATTGAATTACCATATTCTAATCAAGCATCTACAAAAAAATTCTATGATGGAGCATTAAGCTCTAAATCGTTGTCTTGGAAAAATCAGGACCGTGTTAACATTTTTAATTTAACACCTTATGATAGAACACTAGTTATTGACAGTGATTATATCATTAATTCTCCTGTTTTAAAATCTGCTTTAGAAAACAATTACGATTTTCAAATTTATCAAAATAGTTTTGATCTAGCGTTTGAACGATACAACGAAGAATTCCAAAGAATTAATCAATATAGTATTCCGTTTTTCTGGGCAACAGTTTTTATCTTTCAAAAAAATGAAGTTAATGAATTGTTTTTTAATTTAATTTCTTATATAAAAGAAAATTGGCAATATTTTAGATTACTTTACAATATATCTTCTAATTTGTATAGAAATGATTTTGCTTTTAGTATTGCTATACATATCATGAGCGGTAAAGTCGATAATAATTTTGCCATAGAATTGCCAGGAAAAATGATATATGCAACTGATAACGATATCTTAATCAGTGCTGATGGAAATAAGATGAAATTTTTAACACAGAAAAAAGATTATCTTGGCGAATATCTAGTGACAAAAACTACGGGATTAGATGTTCATGTAATGAATAAATTAAGCCTGAGTAGATTTATAGATGGAGGTTTAGGTGTCTAAGGGATTTTTAGTTTTTGCACAAAATTCAGATAGTGTTGATTATATTCAACAGGCCTATGCGTTGGCATTAAGTATCAAATACAGTCAAAGCACAGTTAAGAATATTAGTCTAGTAACCAATGATGTAGTTCCTGAAAAATACAGTAAAATATTTGATCAAATAATTCCAATTCCTTGGTTCGAGTCTGCAGGTGAAAGTCCGCTACAAGCCGAACATCGCTGGAAACTTTATTATACTACACCTTATGATGAAACAATAGTGTTAGATGCAGATATGTTTGTTTTAGGAGATATTAGTCTATGGTGGGATTATTGTAGTAATTTTGATATCAAATTTTGCAATAAAATAAAAAATTATAAGTTAGAACCAATATTACAAGATACTTACCATCGTAAAACATTTATTGCTAATAATTTACCTAACCCATATTTTGCTTTACACTATTTTAAAAAGAATCAACCTAGTTTTGAATTTTATAAAATATTAGAATTTGTTGTAAAAAATTGGGAATTTTGTCGTGGAACATTTGCACCATTAGAACCTCAAGAATGGATTAGTATGGATTTAGCCGCATCTATCGCACTAGTTATCTCTGGTATGCAAGATGACGCTATCGATGTATTAAATCCTTTAGAATTTATACATATGAAACCGGCAATACAAGGTTGGAATTCTACACCAATCAGTTGGAGAAATTATGTTAATTCTGTATTGAATTCTAAAGGAGAATTTGTAGTAGGTAACATCAAGCAAGAAAAGATTTTTCATTATGTTGAAAAAGATTTTATAAATGAAAAAATAATTAATCGTTTAGAGGAGTTAGCATATGGCTCGTAAAAAACCGGCTCCTCCACCTAAGCATATTTCCGATGTATTTTATGCATATTATGATGTTGAGACAAAACAATTATTATCTATTACAAACGAAAAAATAAATCTTTATAAAGATTATCTTGAAGTAGATTATGATACTTATGAAAGATTAGTTTCAGGTAAAGAAAAATTTAGCGACTATTTACTAGGACTAGTTAAGGAAGGTGAAACAACTAGTTTGCAATTAATTTCAGCAGTTGAACAGGCATATAATTTTAAAAATACCATGCTGGAAGTTGTGACTGAAAATTCAGTTAAAGATCCTGAATTATTAGTTGAGTGGAATGGTCCTAAAAAAGAATGGAACTTCTTTTTATCAGCCGCGGCTAAAAGTAGACTTACTGTAAAATTAGACAATGCAAAAGTTTTGTTTTTTATTATTTTAGAAAATGATTATGATTTTTTGATTAGGACTATTATTATTGATTCAAATGATTTGTTTTCGAAACAATGTATTGGTGTTGCATTTGAAAGTGATTTTGAATTAAAGATAGATAAAATTAATATTGCAACAAAACTAATTTTTGAAAGTCAAAAATTAAGGATTATAAATGACAACAATTAAAGTTATAGAACAAGACATTATATTTCTCAGCTACAACGAACCAAATGCTGAAAAGAACTATGCAGATTTACTAACAAAGGTGCCTTGGGCTAAACGTGTACATGGAGTAAAAGGTTCAGATGCGGCACATAAAGCCTGTGCGGCATTAAGTGAAACAGAATACTTTACTACAGTAGACGGTGATAATATAATTGATCCAAAGTATTTAGAAGTTGAAATTGAAATAGATGGTAAACAATTTACTGACGAAAATGTGTTTAGTTGGGCAGGTAATGTTCATGTTAACGGACTAAAGTACGGTAATGGTGGACTTAAATTATGGACACGTAAATTTGTCAACGAAATGAAAACACATGAAAATAGTGATCCGGATGATGTGCAAGGTCGTGTTGAGTTTTGTTTTGATCAAAGATATTATCAGTTTAATGAGTGTTATAGTGAAAGTTTTACCAATGCAACTCCTGAGCAAGCATGGAGAGCAGGATTCAGAGAAGGTGTTAAAATGTGCCTGGTACAAGGTGCAAAAGTAAACAATATAAGTGAAATCTGGTGGCAAAATTATCATAGATTATTAATTTGGTGTAGCGTTGGCGCCGATGTCGAAAACGGTATTTGGTCAATATTAGGATCTAGAGAAGGAGCTTATAAAACTCTTTTAACAGATTGGGATTATAGTAATGTTAGAGATTTTGATTGGTTAACTGAATTTTGGGCAACTACTCACGCACAAGCAGAACCTGAAGAAATAACAAAATACATAAACACTCTTGCAAAAGAATTAATGGCTAAATCGAAATTAGAAATTGCCAATTTAGATGGAGCAGGTAGCAAATTTTTTAAAACTGTTTATAGCCCTATGCCTCGTAGTGTGCGTAAAAAAGTATAATGTACGATATAATTTTTATCAGCTATAACGAAGTATATGCAGAAGAAAATTTTGCTAAACTTAAAGATCGATTTCCTCTAGTAAAACGTGTAACCAATGTGCAAGGAATACACAATGCTCATATAGCTGCCGCCAAAAGATCATTTACTAAAATGTTTTGGGTAGTAGATGCTGATGCTATTATACTAGATTCATTTGATTTTAAATATCAAATTCCAGGTGATTGGGAACTAGAAACTGTACATGTTTGGCGTAGTCGTAATCCAGTTAATAATTTAGAATATGGCTATGGCGGTGTTAAACTGTTACCAAAAAAATTAACATTAGCTATGGATACGTCATCTATAGACATGACAACAAATATCAGCAAGAACTTTAAGGTAATGGACGAAGTTAGTAACATAACTGCATTTAATACTGATGAATATAGTACATGGCGTAGTGCATTTAGAGAGTGTGCTAAACTAGCTGTTATTGCCAATGTTGAAGCAATTGAAAGATTAAACACATGGTGCAGTATTGCTATAGGCAATTATTCAGACTTTGCTATTAAAGGTGCAATTGCCGGTAGACAGTATGGAGAAAAAAATGCCTCCAATCCGGAGGCATTATCTAAAATAAATGATTTTACTTGGCTACAAGATCAGTGGCAAGCGGAAAAATCTCAGCAATAACTTTTGCACAAGCAATAGCAACTTCTTGATGTTCTTTTTGTGTGCCATTAGCACTACGTAATTCGATAAAATGAATCCAACTACGTAGTGTACCATTCATATATAATCGACTTTCAATCAGTCCTTCTGGTAATACAGCACGAGCTTGTTCTTTAGCAATGCCTTTTAATATAGCCCACTCATATGCTTCGCGTGATTGTTTAATCACTAGCTCTTGCATACGTTCCCACTGATAAGCAAGGAACCGATCTTCGTCATTATTGTGAACGTCTAGCTCTACACTATTTTGTCTATTCTTGAGGTCTTGCCTTCTGGCATCTCTAAGTACAAAGTCGAGATCCTTTGTCGGGTCAGCATAGCGTTGGCTAAACTCTTGGAAACTAAAACTTCTGTGTCTAAGGATTTGACGGGCAATGTCTCTAGTTGTTGTAATTTCGATACAAGCTGAGACCATTTCAAGTGGGCTCCAATGCTGGTGCTTGATGAGGTACTTGATAAGCTTCTCACTAGTTTCTGTGTTGAGTTGATTGCTTGGGTTTGAAACTCGGGCACAGAAGGCAATGAGTTCTTGGGCGTCAGTGATTCCCATGCTAGCAAATTCTTCAGTTGGCTGGCTGTAACTAAGTAATCTAACATTCATTTATAGCTTTTTCTTTCTTAAAAATTTCTGTGTACTACGCTCGATATCTTTTTTAACTCGATTTGTATCTAATTTAAAATCTATATCACTAATTTTTTCTTCGTAGTTTTTAACTAGTTCGGCCAAGTTTCTTTCGAAGGCTTGCCATCCATCACGCTTGGTTTTTTGAGTTATTTTTATTTCCCAAGTTTTACCATCTTTAAAATTAACCAGTACGGTATGTAAGTACCCTAAAGGTACTACATTTAATTGTACATCGCCGAAGACTTCTGGCCAATGCTTAATGACGTCCTTGGGAAGATTTCTTCCCGATTTCGTCACTTTGCTTTTTTGGTCGGAACCA